GTGTCGATGAGGTTGGTCGCAGTAATGGTGGAAATTGCTGAGGCAGCGGTAAGCGCAACACCTTGCGCGATGATTTCATTGCTGCTCGCGTAAGAAGTGCTTGTTGCATCGGCGATGCCTTGCGGTTCCGACGATCCAGTTCCCGTCACGAAGTACGAGTCTTGGATGCGACCAAGACCAACCGCGAGACGGTTGGCGATGTAGTCGAGGCCCGTGCCCGGGTTGCCCTGACCAATCGCATCGTCGATGAACTCCTGAGACATCTGAGTTGCTGCGGCCAACTTGTAGGGCACAACGCTGATGCTGCGGAATGTTGGGTCAGACAGGGTGCCGTTAACGCCTTCAGCAACAAGGTATCCAGTGGGGATACCAGTCTCGACGGTGAGCGTGCGCTTGCTGTCGATGGTGACGACCTTGCAAAGCGTGCGCATCACGGTGTTGAGATACATCTGCTCAACGATGCGGCGCTCCATGTCCACGGGAATCGCAGCAGCAGTGGTCGCGGTGCTGACGGCACGGTTCGAGAGTGAACCGCTGAAGCCGTCGCGAAGCCAGCGCGCCGCGTACTCGGCCGAGTTTGGATCGCTCTCAGCAGACGAGAGACGACCGTTGCCTGCGCGGCTCTCGAGTTGCGGAGTCTTCTCAAGGCGAGCAAGACGCGCCTCGAGTTCGGCGCGAGCGTTCTGCGCGCTGCGCTCGACCGCAGTTAGATCCGCATCCATGCGGGAGAACTTCTCCTTCTCTTCGCCGCTGCCGAGAGTGTCAACGGCTTGGGGTGCGAGGCCAGTGCGCTTCTGGAAGCGCTCGAGGCTCTTACGGTATTCGTGGTTGATGCTGTTCAGTTCGTCAAGGTCAGACATGGTTCATCCTTTGGATGTGGAGTTCGAGCCGTGCGATGACGGCTGCGTCGTTTGCTGCGTCAACATGGCGCAGGCTCGAAGTGGTTTGGGGGTAAGCGGCATCCTGCACAAGGGACACCTCGACGAGCGTCGCGGCGTTTACCGTGCGCTCCGTGCGATCTTTGCTCCAAGTGTCGCGAGTCACGAAGAATCCGAAGGACATCGCGCCCGTGAGGTCGCCGCGTGTCAGCAGTTCGCGCACATCGTTGCCGAGCGTTGTCTCTGGCAGAGTCGCGGTGTAGTGCAGACCGTCGGCGCGTGAGTCGAGTTTGAGCGTGCCCGACTGCGTGCGCGCGAGCGGCATCGACGCGTCGTGGTTGTAGTAAAGTTTCACATCGCCGACCGTGCCGAATGCACCCGGGGCGATTCGCTCGGTGAATGAGCGCCCTTGCTCTCGAATCAATCGCGAGGGCTGGCCGTACACGGCTGCGATGCCCGTGAGGGTGCGACCCTCGACAGCGGGCGACGATGTGAAGTCACGGCGTGAAATCATTTGGAGTCCCCGCGTTGCCGCTGGTGTCGGTGCCGAGGTTGGTCTTGCCGCCACCCGTGCCCATGTTGAGCGCGACCACTGGCGCATCGAGGCCGGGCAACGGCATCAAGTCGAGTTCGTCACGCGCTTCGTTGCGCGTCATGAAGCCCGCTTCGACTCCAGTGCGCAGCGCCGACATCGTCTCGGCGATGCCAGGGCGCACGAGTTCGTCGGTGTCCCAGAAGACGCTGTCGTATGCGTTCTGAAGTTTGTTCGTTATCTCGCTCGCCCAGCAATGCAGCCACTGCGTGAGACAGGCATCGACATACATGCGGGTCAGCCACTCGAGCGTTCCGTATGACGGGCCGGCGTTCTCGCTCAGATACGACATCGGTACGCCGTAGATTCGCGAGACATCCGCAACGCTGTACTGTCGAGCGGTCGCAAGTCCTGCATCATCGAGCGTCGAACTGATGCGCTCGATGCGCATACCCTCGGCCAGCACGAGCGGCTTGCCAGTGTTTGCGGTGCCGGAGTGCTTCGCCTCGTAGTCCGACATGATGCGCTGGCGCGCCTCGAGTGACAGCGGACCTGGGTGCACCAACGCGATCTTCGGGTTGCCCGCGTTCGAGTAAGCCTTGAGCGCCATCTCTTCTTGCGCTGCGAGAAGCTGAATCGATGTTCGGCAGAGGCTGATCGGGCTGTCGCCCCACAATCCACTGGTCGATGGTGCGCGCAGATGGAACACTTGCGACGCGTTGAGCGCGCCGTAGTTCATCGTGCGATAGATCGGAACGCCAGTCGTGAGGTCGAGCGTCACGGTGTCGGGCTGCAGAAGAATCAGCTCGAGCATCTCGCCGCCGACGCTGCGATTGATCGCGGCGAACGCGTTGCCGTAGAGCAGCACTTGCATGGTCATGGCGCGGCGGAACTCGAACGCGCTCATGTATGGAGATGGCGATGCGAGCAGCGAGTCCGCGCCGGTGTCGCTGCACTGAAGCGATACGCGTGCGATATCATTCGCGATCAGCGTGACGGCGCGGTAGACGGGCGTGTATCGAATCGCATTCGCTGGTCCAACGAATGGCAGCGAGCCACCACCTTGATCGATGATGGTCGAGGTGAACGGCCCGACGAACATGCGTTGCAAGAATCCCCGCAGCATGTGCACATCGTTGCGGGTACTAACACATCAAGGTTGCGCGTAAGTTAGGTTTGTTCGTAGCACGAAGCCTGCTTCCCACCCCATGTATGCATGGCGATGATGCTCGCAACGAGCGGGTCGAGGATGCAATAGTTCCTGCTCTTCACTGGTCGAACATTGCCGTTGCGGTCCTGCTGCGCCTGCGCTTCGGCGCACGATCGGCGCAGGATCGGGTCGTCGCCAATGATTAGTTTTCCGCCCGCCCAGAGGTTTTGCCACAGTTGGCACCCTGGGCCGAAGGTGCTGATGCCCATGCGGTACGCGGTCATCGGGATGCCGTCGGCCTCGCAGACCTCGACGAGGTACTTGCTGCCCCACGCGTCGTACCCCACAACCCTCAGATCGAACTCATCGCGCAGGGTATTGAGGCAGGCGCGCACGCTCTCGTAGTCGATCTCGCGTCCCGGTGTGAGCGTGATCTTGCGCTCGGTTGCCCATGTTCGGATCGGCATTCGGTAGTCGAGTTCGCGCTTCTGGACATCGTGCGTCGGCCACCAGTAATGCCCTCGCAATGCAACGGTGCCATCGTCAAGCGGAACGGCGACCACCATCGCAGTCATGTCGAGCGACTTGCTGAGGTCGAGGCCAACCCATGCGGGTCGCCCCTTTAACGCAGCCCAGTCGATGACCTTGCCGCCCGGCCAAAGACCCATGTCGAGCCATCCGCCAGTGTTCTCGTCGAGTCTCGCGGCGTGGTAGCGGCTGAACTCCGAGCGCCCCATTGGGCTGCGTTTCATGGTCGTCCAACTTCGGGCGAGCGCCGTGCGGTCGGGCTGACCGTGGATCATGCCAGGATTCGCTTTCGGCCACGCGCCGACATCGTCGAGCGCGTCCGCTGGGTCGAGTCCGTAGAGCGCGGCGAAGATCGAATCATCTTCGGTTTCGCCTTGCAGAATCGACTCGGCGCTGCTCACCAACTCGCCGTAGATGTTCTCTGGGTTGCTGCCGGGCGTGGTGATGACCACCCCGAGCGACTCTTTGCGCTTCGATCCAGTGGTCAGAAGTTTGGTGAGGAATCGACCCTTGAACTCTGCCGCCTCGTCCGCGATCCACATCGACGGATTCAAGCCGTCGAGCGCACGCTCGAGCGCGGGTAGACCCGTCATCATGCAGTCCTCAGCCTTGCGTTCGATGCGATCCCAGAGCACGCTCACACCTGGGCGCGCCTGTCGGCGGATCATGGTGCGCGCCGTGTCGAGACAGATCGCGGCCTGCTCTTCGTTGTTCGCCAGCACATGCACGCGCTTGCCGTCGCCGCTGAACAGGTCCCACAGTGCGAGGCCGGCCATCAGCGTCGTCTTGCCATTGCCTCTGGCTACCTGCACGATGCCAAGGCGCGTGCGCCGGCGGCGGTCGGACGCGTAATGCCACCCCCACAAGTTGGCGACCACCCACAGTTGCCACGGGTGCAGCTCGAACGCGGTGCCGCTGTCATCACCGACGAGGCTCAGCGAGCGGAAGTGCTCGTCGATCGCATCGACCGCAGCCCAGTCCATGCGCAGATCCTCGCGCTCGAGGTCGGCGCGCCATCGACGCATCGCCGCGTATATCCAACGACCGCAAACCACGCGACCAGTTTCAACACCAGCGGCGTACGACTCGACTTTCTTCTCTGCGTCCATGCGAGGATCGTCGCAGATCGGCGCACTAGCGTCCAATTTCGCGCCAATTGCCGTAGGTGAATTTTTTCCATG